TTGTAAACTTTTATAGATATCTGCTTAAATTATAGTCATACCATGGTTCAGTATACTTAATTTTTATTCTGACAGGTCTTTTCAGTATGGTTGTTTTTCATTTGCTAAAAAATTCATCAAAAATATTTCTTGCAAAACTTCAGAAAAAAACTATTATCCGATTCATGTTCGTATGCATTAAAGACAACTTGATATAAAAACCACTCCGGTTATTTATATAAATCCGGCCTGTATTCTTACGAACATTGCAGGCCGGAGGCTTTTTTTTGGGGGGAGTAAATTGCCGCGCATCAACATTGAAGAAAGCCTTTTCACAGATCCGAGGTATAAAAAATTGTCTGTAAAATTGGGGGAGGCTACTGCGCTTGGCTGGCTTGTTTTGTTATGGCGTTTTGCTCAAGAGCATTATAGGAAAGACAAAACAATAATTCCGAGCAAATCTTATGAATTTTATGGTTTCCCTGATGAATTAATAGATTTTGAATTTGTTGAAAAACGAAAAAATGGTTATTATGTTAAAGGCTCTAAAAGAAATTTTGAATGGATTTTCAAGGGTATAGAGCAGCGCAGGAAGGCAGGGAAAAAGAGTGCTGAAATAAGAAAAAAGAAATTCGGATCTGCAATTCCCTGCAACGCAAGAAATTTACAAAAAAACCCTAAAAACCCGAACAAAGATCGAACGCCCGTTCGTACGCTACCGAACGGCACCGAACCCTCTTCCTCTTCCTCTTCCTCTTCCTCTACTTCTAAATATAACTCTAATAATAGTAATTCATCCTATTATGATCTTATAGAAGAAAAGAAATTAATATGTTGCAAAAGCAAAGTTTCAAAACCAACAACTCCAGGCTCAGAGGTCTGGTTTTCATACGCTGACGCGTATGAGCGCAAATATAGAACTTCCCCGATAAGAAATTCAAAAACAAATAGTCAGTGCAAAAGGCTTATTTATCTCGTAGGAAAAGAAAACGCTTGCAAAATCGTAAAACATTATTTAACAATCAATGACCAGTTTTATATAAAAAAGGCTCACGACATCGGTTTATGCATTACAGATTATCAGAAAATATTAACATCAGCGGAAACCGGTATTAATATAACAACTACAAAAGCAACTCAGGTTGACAAAATGCAAACAAACAGAGACGCTTTCAGAGAAGTATCGAAAATGATGGAGGAAAATTATGAAAAAATTAATGGAAACGCTTGAGTACATGTGTGAACTTTATGACAAAAAAATGACAAAAAGAGCATTACAGGGCTTAATTTCTGACATTTCAATATACGACGAAGAGAATCTTCTGGAATCTCTCAGGAAATGCAGATCAACATTGAATCATTTCCCTACGATTTCAGAAATCAAAGATAGGATCCCGGGACAACATCCAGGACCAAATGAGGCCTGGGCTAAAATGCCGATTCACGAAGATGATTCAGTCGTATGGACAAAACAAATGAAAGAAGCTTTTTTTATTGCACTCCCATTGATCGAAAACAGGGATCTTGTCGCCGCAAGAGTTACTTTTTTAGAAAAATATAAGAAACTTTTATCTGAGGCAATGGACAAAAACGAACTCCCGGAATGGGAGCTTTCACTTGGATTTGATAAGTCAAAACGGGCTCCCGCAGTTAAAGAAGCTCTGAAATTAAAACTCATTGATGAAAGCAAAGCGTCAGAATTGCTTCCATATGAGCAACATGATGAAATCAATAATATTTTACCGTTTATCGGAAACGACATCGTAAAACGGATTGAGAAATAAAATGGCTGAAATACTCGATTTTGTGTTAAAAATTCTCAGAAACCGTAAAATCCAGCACAATGTGAAATGGGTTTACATCACGGAAAAGTCACTTCATCACGGAAAATATCCTGAACCAGCGCTTCCTCATTTCGAACCATGTGTAAAAAAAGATGACACTTTTGAACAGTCAAGAGCAGAAATCGCAAAGATATTCAATAATTACGACGCGCTAGTAAAAATTGCGAGTGATTATGATATCCTTATCGACTTTCTGAAAGTATATAAAGGCCCTTGTTATCGCATTGCGCTAGACAAAGCGAAAGAATATGCCGAATTTTTGAGCACAAGGCTTTCGTTTCATTCTGGAGATAAAAAAATCTTCGATGAGAATGAAAAAGTTAAATGGGGTAATGCTGAACATATATATTTTTCTGAGTACAAAGAAGATTTCAAGAGATATAGCAAAATAAAATCAGGAAGATTTCCAGCTAAACGGAGGCGGCGAGCATGACTCAGGAAGAATTAAGAGAATTTAAGCGAAGGATGAAATTGAAGGACCGTATTTCTATTTGGATTGAGTAGATGTGTTTGCCAAAACGCGTAATTTATTACTGCGCGATGAGAGTTTCGATTCATGCCACAACCGGGAAATATAAAAAAAATAAATCGAAAACTCTCGATAGCGCTTTACATAGATTTAATTATGATTTTTTTGGAAAGAGGAAAAAGAAATGAACGAATATGATTTAGAAAATATTTTTACTTATCATAAGCCTGAAACAATTCATATTGAGAAATATCAATCAATACGTGAATATGGAAAAATGTTCGCTCAGGAAATTTTGCAAAATTGCCCTGCTGGCAGGGAAAAGAGTTTAGCCTTGACAAAAATTGAAGAGGCTGTCATGTGGGCCAATGCGTCCGTGGCAAGAAATTAAAGAAAGGGAAAAACATGGAAGAAAACAAAGATTTAAAAGCAGAGCCAGAAAAAACACAAAGTGAACCCCAAAAAGAGCCTGAAAAACCGGCTGAAATGGCAGAAAGAGGGCCAGAGCCAACAGAGCCAGTTCCTTCAAAGCTCAGACAGGCAATAACAAATCTTTTGAAGGTCGCAAAAGAGGAAAATGCTCCGGAAGGCATTGTTCAGCGTTGCGAAAAATGGCTCAAAAAATTGGAGGTATGATGAACACGGAAACCAAAAATGTATTAATTTCACCGTGGGAACTAAGAGTAATCAAAGACACATGCGGATTTTCCTCAAGGCAGGGAGCAGGTGCGGAAACCGTAAAAGAAATTCACGAAAACCTTGAACATATCAACTCGTTAGAAGTGAAGAAAGCGCCTGAAATGCCAAAACATAGAGTTTTGAAAACAGGTGAAAAGCTCACGGAAGATGAGCTTAAGGAACATACTGCAAAAATGGATGAGTTTAAAAAAGCATCAGAAGAATGGAAGGAAAAAGGACAATTTGAAGAAAAACAATTAATCCTTTCAGGACAAAATTTCGGATTTATAAGAAAAAAACTCAAAGATTTTCCACACTATGTTTCACATGATGAGAAAATCAGAGCAAGATTAATCGCTTTGTGGAAAAAATTCCACATTTAGCCCGTGATGGGCAACGAACCCCGGCGGGGACAACCCGGAATCCCCGCCACATTACATAAAATTTGACAGGCAACACAAAACCACGCTACAATTAAAGTGTGCGACACAAGAAGTTGTGCGCACCGCCTCGAATGGGGGGGAAGTGTCGAAGGACAGAAAATTTACTCTCAGAATGCGTCGATTTTGTTTAGAATATCTTTCTAATGGCTTTAACGCAACAGCAGCCGCAAAAAAAGCAGGATATAGCGAAAAAACAGCTCATACTCAGGCATGCAACATGCTTAAAGAGCCTAAAGTTGTGGCATTCATAGAAGATGAGCTTGCTGAAGAGAAGAAAAAAAGTATGTTGAAACGGGCCAGAATTATAAATGAGCTTGAAATAATTGCATATTCAGACATTAAGGATTTTGTTGAAATAATAGACGGGAAGCTGAATTTTAAAAACATCGAACATCTTTCCAGAAAGAAAACGGCAGCCGTAAAAGGAATAAGTGAAGGAAAGGTCATGACAAAAATAGAGCTACACGACAAACTAAAAGCTCTTGAACTTCTGGGCAAACATCACGGAATGTTCAGGGAAGACGATATTGACAATACGCAGCCCGTGATTATAAATTATACAGTTAAAGGAGAGCCGAAAAATGGTTAACTATATTTATTTTTTCATTTTTTTATTAATAAATTTTTCATTTATCTCAGCATGGAATAGTTATTTTGATCTGAGAGAAAAGAATGAACTCGAAACACCCAGGACTGTTTTTATCGTTATGCTCATTTTAAATTTTGCCGCAATATGGCTTCTTTTAACTTTTCTGGAGAAATTGTGATAAACCCGGTTATAGAATTTGGTGAACAATTATTTTCAATACCGAATATTCAATCAGTTGAAATAGAAAAAGCGTCAACAAATCAATACAATATCGTTATATGGATGAATGGCTGTCATTTTATTAAAAAAGAAGATTCATTAACTAAGGCCATTATATCAAAAAGAAAAATTAAACAATTAATTTACAATTATTATGCCAACAAACACAATTGAGCTGATGTTGCCGCAATGGCAATCGATAAATTCAAATGTCAGACATACTGGATTTATTGGCGGCCTGGGATCTGGAAAGACATACACGGGCGCACATTTCGTCCTGAAAATGACGAAAGATAATCCAGGTACATTAGGTCTTGTCGGAGCAAATACATACAGTCAGCTAAGAGATTCAACGCTTGAGGGGGTATTTCAAATTTATGATGAACTCGGGATTAATTATGTCTACAAAGAATCGAAGGGAATTTTATATCTGAATGGCTGTAAAATACTTTGTCGAAGCATGGAAAAATATGACAGATTGAGAGGCACAGAACTTGCATGGGGATGGATCGACGAAGTAAGGGACATGAAACTTAAAGCCCATAAGGTCGTTGTCGGAAGAATAAGAGCGAAAAAAGCCAAAAACCCGCATTTATTGTATACAACAACCCCATGCGGGTTTAACTGGCTGAAAGATTATTTCGACGGGAAAAAGAAATCTGATAAATATTGCATGTTTGGCGCAAAAACCCGGGAAAATCCGCATTTACCGGAAGATTATGCAGACATTCTTGAGGATTCTTATGATGAGCTGTTAATTAAGCAAGAAATGGACGGACAATTTATAAATATCCATGTTCTGCCTATTTATTATACATTTGATCGCAGAAGACACCGGCTTTTACATGTCTATGATGAAAGATTTCCCCTTCATATAGGCATGGATTTTAATGTAAACCCGATGACCGCTGTTGTGGGCCAATATGTTGATTATAAAATTAAAATCGTAAACGAAATAGAAATAAAATCATCGAATACTCATGAAATGTGCGAACAAATAAAAATTTTATATCCGAGAGCTACAATTTATATAGTTCCGGATTCGACAGGAAAAGCCCTGAAAACATCAAGCGCCGGGGAGTCAGACCATTCGATACTGAGAGAAGCTGGTTTTACAGTTATTGAGCAAACAAACCCGGCTCGCCGGGACCGTTATAATTGTGTTAATAATTGCCTTCACAAGGGATGGGTTGAGATTTCGCCGAAATGCGAAAATCTTATGATTGATCTTGAGCAAATCGGCTATAAGGAAGGCACAGACCTTGAGGACACAGCCGGGGGCACGCGTGGTCATTTATCCGCCGGACTCGGTTATTTATTATGGTATTTCTTCCCATTTATTAAACCGTCGTCAGATTCTTTTCAAAGTGTCAGAATAAGATAGAAAATTTTGCTTTGACTTCAAAATGACATACGTTACAATAAATATATGGCAATACTTTATGATCTCGAATCCGAAGCCACATTGCAACGGATTGTTGAAAACATCGAATCTGGAGAAAATCAAACAAGAACTCAAAAACAATTAAGAGCCTATGAACTGTCAAACGGGGCTCAGGCCGAAAAAATCCTTGAAACTTTAAAATCAAGATATCCTGAATCATACGACGGCATGAACATAATGGATGTCCGGATAGCTGAAAAAATACTTAGAAAATTGGCACGTTGTTATGCAAATGGCGCGACACGAGAAGTTTACAACACTGATGGAAAAACCATAAATCAGCCGATTACGGATCTGATTAATTATATATATTCGGATGTCGATGACACCGAAAGCGATTTTAACAATATAATGCAGGAACTTAACACGCTTTTTATAAATCACAGATATGTAGAACAATTTGTTTATGTTGACGATGAAGGCAAAATTAGATTTAAAAATATGCCCTGCCATTTATTTACTGCATTTCCAAATCAATCAAGATTAAAAGCTGAAGTTAATGCATGGAGAAATGAATTAACGCCATTAACCGAATCTTCCAGAATATTTGATGGGACAACGGAATTTCTGGAATATTATGATATCGATGGATGTTATACGGTTTGGAGTAAAGAAAAACATTTTGATTTTTACAGGCTCAGGCTCAGATCAACAGTTGATAGTCAAACGATAAAAGACAATCAGCTTATGGAGTTTAAATATGTAATACCAAAACAGGAAGAAAATGAAGAAAACGAAAATCCTTACGGAATAATGAATTTTGTCCAATATAAGGTTAAAACGAATGGACATTTTTATCCTCTCGGGCCTTCTGAGATTTCAGAGCAGGGCCATGAAATATGCGTTGTCTTATCGGATCTCGTAACAATCGCAAAAGAACAGGGGTTCGGGCAAGCAGTAATTTATTATGACAGTGATAAACCTCCAACAATAGAAAAAACCGGGCCAACTCATGCTATTTTCATAAAAAATAAAGATGGAAAATCAAGGTTTGATTTTGCAAATGCAAGACCTGATTTAAAAGGTCATCTTGAAATCGCTGTTTCGCTTATAAGGCTACTTTTAAGCACTAATGATCTTTCAACAGATAAAGTTTCAGCCGAGCTGTCAGTGCAACATTTTGCAAGCGCAATTGATAGGCTGATAGCGGATTCTGAGGTAATCACAAACATCGAAGATCAAAGAAAAAAATACAGGCTAGGGGAACAAAAAACTTTAAATATTGTCCTGAAACTTATTGCATATCTTATGGATACAAAAACATATCCTGAAGATTATCCAAAAGTAAACAGGGCGGATCTCGATAAGAAATATAGGCTTGTCATTAAATTTAACACTATAAAGCCAATTACCACAGAGAAGGAAAAGGCCGAATCAATCGACTTCTTAGAGGAAAAGGGTTTTATTTTGCCACACGAAAAACATACGAGATTTAACGAAGGCATGAACGAAAAACAGGCAATTGAAAGAGAGAATAAAATTCAGGAAGCTAAACGCAAAAAACAAGAGCTTTTTATGAAAGCCGGTGTCGATAAGGCTAACGAAGAAATAAAGGAAAGTGAGAATGGCAATCGGGGAGAGATCAAGAGCAAGGGTTTTCAAAATAAGGGAAATAATCGAAGGAAGTTTTGAAGACATAAAAACCTTTTCGTTTCTTGATGTAAAAACTCAACAAAAAATAGCTGATATTACCGCTGATGTTATAAGAGAAAGAACCCGACGTGGTTTTGGAGCTGACCGAACAGGAAAATCGATCAGATTTAAAGGCTATGAAAGAAAATATGCTGAAAAAAGACGCAAAATGGGGCTCCCTGTATCTCCGCCAGATTTAACCGTTTCAGGTGATTTACTGGACGGCATACATACTGAAAGATTATATTCAAACGGAAGCTTTAAACTTGCTGTACATGAAGGTGATATCGGAAAATCCAGGGGAGCACATGAGGGAATATGGCGGAAAGATATCGGTTTGGTAAAACGTCAATTTCTCGGATTAACAAAAGCAGACAAAGAAAAAATTTTACGAGAAGTAAGACCATTAATAAAGGCTGATTATTTAAAATATGTAAAGAACAAACTTAAAAGTTAAAAATTTGTTTGAAGAAACAGGTTTTTACTTTATAATTTAATTTAGGGGGTAGCAAATGACACTAGAAGGCAATCAGGCACCTGATGCGAATGCAGAGGGAAACGCCGGTGCGAAGGCACCAAATGAAGGCGAGAAGTCGCAAGATCCCGGAGAAAATGACCAGAATGAACCCGTGAACGGTCAAAACGATGGGAAGAAAGAGGTTTCACTTGAAACTTTAAATGAAAGGATTGGCGCTCTTGAACAGGAAAACTCTCAACTGCGTATCAGAAATGACCGTATGTTTAATGAGTCAACTTCTAACAAGAGAAAAGCTAAAGAATTTCAGGAAAAGTATTTGAAGGAAACAAAAAACACTGAGGAGCTTTTGGCAATTAAGGAGCAGGAAAATAAAGAATTAAAGGAAGAAAATCAGAAGATTCAAAATGAAGTGTTTGAAAGGGATGTCATGAATCTTGCTGCAAAAGAAGCTGTGCGCAGGGGCTGTGAACATTATGACCAATTGTTAGCACTTGGCGATACAGAAATGATTCAGCGAGATCAAAATACCGGCCAAATTGTTGGTATTGATAGATTTTTCGACATTCATCAGAACAAACCTGAATTTAACCATTTTTTTTATAAAAAAAGGATTGTTCCTGTAAATTCGAATACTCCTGGTTTGCCAAAAGATCAAGAGCAGTTATCTTTCGAAAAAGATCCTACAGGTTATCTGGAGGAGCTAAGAGTTAAAGATTATCCGGCTTACCAGAAAAGAATTAGGCAATTAAATTCTGAAGGTAAGCTTTCTTAAAACTTACACGGAGGAATTACCATGTTAATGACAAAAGCTGAACTTTCACCCATAATCAAAGAAGTATGGGCGTCAAAGTTTTATAAAGACCTTGAGGTCGAGCTGGGCGTTTCTCAGTAT